TGTTGCTTGACCGTTGAATGAAGTATGAGCGAACTCACACAAGGTGTCAACATAAAATTGAGGGCGCTCACAGTTTTGGCAAAATTTATGTACAATACGAATCTGAGGGAGAGGCCGAAGGGTTTCCCCCTCGCGTGCGCGTCAACTGTTATTGGTTGGCATTTGAAGCGCTCGGCAGGGCGCTTGTTTCAGCCGTGTGGTTGCACGGCAGCTTGGCTTACCAGGCCAAGTACAGAATCCCCCGGCCTTCGGGCTGGGGGATTTATTCCAACTATGCGGCAAATCACAACGCATGACAACAAAAAACCGCCCGAAGGCGGCTGGTCTGGTGGGGGAGGGCTACGCTAACACTAAGGAGGCGTGGTTCACCAGAAGAAGCGCACCAACAACGAATGAGTGACAAAGAAGGAGTCGGACTGGCGGTTCGTTGGGAGGCGTTAAAAGCGTTGCCGCGAAGTAATTGCCTGACGGGTCAATGCTTGAGCAGTGCAGACACGCCACAACCTCACCATCCTCCTGCGTCAAAATCTGCACAAAGTCATCGAGCAAGTATTTATGACTTGCTACTTGATCCGTATCAAGAATAACTTGCCAAATCTCCATCACAGTCTCGCAACAGCAAGCAGTGCGGTGCGCTTGGCTTTGCTGCCCGTCCGGAAGCAGCGCAGCAGTTCTTCCTCGGGTGGGGATAGGCGAGGGGCAGGCGCCTCACCTTCGTGGTCGTGATCCATCCACCCAGGCGGACGCAGAGCGCCGGTCTCCAGCTTACGCGCCAGAGCATTCCCGACATTGCGCGTGGCGCCACTCGGTAGCTTGGTGCAGTTGAGGATTTGCGACAGGTATTTTTCGCTGGTGCCCGATATTTCAGCCAGCGCGGCGATTGTTTTGAATTCTTTTACCAACGTTTGTAGGTTTTTTCGTCTGATGTCCATGCACCAGTTTAGGGCAGGGATTCCCTTGCGCACACAAGCGCAACGCTAGCCGCCAGATGCTAGCGTGTTCAGGCGAAACATGGCTGAAACACAAGCAAACGCTGATTCTATGACCTTCGTCTTATATCTTTGGTGCACTGCGTTGTGACAGGATGATGCGCTCAATAACAACGGAGGCAGCAATGAGTGTGATCGAATTTATTCATCCGCCAGCAGTTGGCGGGGAGCGCGAAAATGATAGCCTGATGAATGTCGCAATGGATTTTGAGTTTGGCCGCTACAGCGCAGTTTTTGTGGTGGCGGTGCGACCTGACGGAACACTGCGCGAAGCGGAATTTACTCGCCAGACGCCTTGCCGCGCTTCGGAGAAAGTTTCGCGGCTGCACGGTTAGCGCGTACCAGCATGGCCATCCGGGCGATCTGTAAATAGAACGCCTGGGCATCTTCTGGAGACAGTTCGCGCAGGTTCTTGATGGCTTGAATCTCGGTATCAGTAAAGTCGCAGTCTTGTTCTGGTATTACAGGTGAGCCGCGATTTTTTGGGCCTTTTTCGTCGGCAAGCCATCGTGCTTCAACGTTGAGCGCTCTTGCTATATTAAGCAATAGTTCGCCGGATAGCGTCTTTGTTCTTCCGCTCTCAATATGATTGATCGCAGACGGATCAACGACACATCGGCGTGCCAAGGCGGACTGGCTGAGTCCTGCCTCTAGTCGTGCCTGCGTTAGTCTGTCTTTAAGCTCCATTGAACAATCATAAATGGTTACGCATTGACCATGCTCACATTTACGCTTGCTTTTTGTCGTGAGCGCGCTCATAATTCTAGGTATGAAAACACAAGACGCTATCGACCATTACGGAAGCATCGCCAAATTGGCCAAGGCCTTGGATGTTGACCGGTCTGCGGTGCTGCATTGGAAAGGCTCCGTGCCGCTTCTTCGCCAGTATCAACTTGAAGTACTGACCAAAGGCGCTTTGGTAGCCAACAAAGACAAGCCACAGAAAAAAGCAGCATAGGGGTAATCCATGAACTGGAAATTGCTCATTCAAGACATCCTCGCCACTGATATGAAACGCTCCGAGATAGCCAACCATATCGGCGTCAATGCTTCGACTATTACCGAAATCCTTTCTGGCGAAATTAAAGATATGTACTGGCGAAAAGGTGACGCACTTATTCGCCTGCACGCCGAGCGCTGCCAGAAGAAGGCGGCCTGATATGCCTATCCAGAGCAAACCCATTGTGGAGCCTCTTCAAAGAACAGCGCCCGATGCTCGAATGAGTTTCCAGCGGCAAGTTCCACTAACACCGCTAGGGTTTCTAGCCCATTACTCAGGTCAAGCATCAAAGCATTTTCGGAAAGTACCCTGGTTCCTGCTGCTGTCCCTGATGAGTCTGCCAGCCGCCTGCCGAGATGTTGCCAGGCGAGTGATTGCTGGGCAGTCATGGACAGAGGTTTTTCAATTACGAACAGAACGGAGTGCATTAGTGGCTCCCAAGAACGATTGAAGGAAACCAAATCATGCCCGAGATCCGCTTTGAGTGCGACCAGGACGAGCTATCCATCCTAGATGGATATTGCGCGGCAACGGGCAAGCATCGGACTGAGGTTTTCAAAGAGCTTCTCCGTATCTGGTCAAAAGACAAGTTACATGAAGCCACTTTAGTCCTGCGCTTTGTAGGCAGCAATCCAGATGGTTCGGAGTCGAGCCGGAAATAGACAAAAAAACACCCGCCCGGTCGGCAAACCATTGGGCGGGTTTCATTCACTAACAGGAGCAATTATGCCACAAATTAGAACGCAATACCAGCAGGTGCAGGACTGGCTAAAGCGTGAGCCTTTGACCGCCATGCAGGCGCTGGTGCATCTAGGAGTTGCACGTCTTGCGGCGCGCATACACGAACTCCGCGAGGACGGCTTCCCGGTCAAGAGCGAGATGATCGAGATTCAAGACAGGTACGGCCGCGCCAAGACGGTCGCTAAGTATTCGATGGGGGCGTGATGACTACCTTATGGCAGATCGCCAACGCCCAGGCGAAACAACTCAAGAAGATCAAGACCAAGGCCGCCAAGCGCCGGCAGGAAAGCCTGCTGCTTGAAACGCTGCTGCAAGCGTTGAGGTATGGCACATGAAAACCAATCAATCGGCTGACACGCAATACGCAACATATCTCGTATGTGACGCCGCTTCACGAATGCAGAGCGGGCGAGTAAGTGAGGCATTAAAACTGCTGAAGCATGCGGCGATTCTTTTGCCAGATATTGGTCATGAAGTGCAGATAGCGGCGCAAATTGAAGCGAAAAATGAATTGCTAGTGAAGGGCAGGGGGTTCTCAGCATGAATTATTACGAGCGCCACCTTGGCGACTACGCCAAAGACACTGCCCACCTTTCCATACTTGAACATGGTGCCTATGGCCTTCTGCTTGATAGGTATTACGCGACGGAACATGGCATCCCGGCAGATCAATCCTATCGTGTCTCACGGGCGGCAACGCCGGCAGAAAAGAAGGCCGTTGATGTCGTTTTGGCTGAGTTTTTCAAGTTGATTGATGGAGTCTGGGTTAATCAGCGCGCAGAAGAAGAAATCTCCAAATACCTAGAGAAGAAGCCAGATGCAGACAAGAAGCGCGAAAACGAAAAGGAACGGCAGCGCCGATCAAGAGAACGGAGAAAACAGCTTTTTGAGGAACTTTCAGCACACGGCATCAACATGCAATGGAACGCCTCAACAGAGACACTACAAACAGAATTGTCACGCGTTAAATCACAAGATTGTCACGCACCTGTCACGCGTGACAACACGGCTACCAGTCACCAGTCCCCAGTAAACAAAGAACCCCCCATACCCCCCAAGGGGGGCATCAAACAAAATAACCCGGTAACGCTGCAAACGTTTTTGAATGACTGCACGGCAAGAGGCGAAACCGCTATCCCTGAAGACGATCCTGTCTTTACATTCGCCACGGACGCCGGAATCGAGTACGAGTGGCTGCGCCTGGCTTGGAGGGAGTTTTCGGTGCGCTACCGGGAAGACCCTAAGCGTTACCGTGATTGGCGAAAGGTCTTTAGAAACGCTGTGCGCGGCAACTGGTTCAAGGTCTGGTTCTGCGACGACAACGGCCGTATGTGCCTGACCAGCCAGGGCCGCATGCTGCAGAAAGCGCACAGGGAGGCCGCATGAACGCCGAACTACGCGTGCCACCGCACTCCATCGAAGCCGAACAATCAGTTATCGGCGGCATCCTGCTCGACAGCGCAGCACTGGATAGCGTTGGTGGCCTGAAGCACACCCACTTTTACCGCGCCGATCATCGCGTTCTGTTCGCCACGCTGCAGCGCATGAGTGCCGAGAACAAGCAGATTGACGCCGTGACCGTTGCCGAAGCGCTGGACGAGGCCGGGCAGAGCGAATCCACTGGCGGACTGGCTTACCTTGGCGAGCTGGCCTGCAACACGCCAAGCGCATCGAACATCGGCAGTTACGCCAAGATAGTCACCGATAGAGCCATCGAGCGCCAGCTACTCGCGGCCAATGCCGACATCGAAGGCATCATCCGTGGACAGGGCGAAACACGGGACAAACTGCACCGCGCCCAATCGGCGATCATGGCCATCACCGAGCAGGCGCAACCACGGCAGCCGAGGCTGGTCTGTGAGGCGCTTGGATCGTTCGTCAATACCCTGTCTGACCGGGAAAGTGGCAAGGCGCGTGGCATCCCGACTGGATTTACGGCGCTTGACGCGAAATTGAGGGTACAGCCTGGCGACGTGGTCGTGATTGCCGCTCGGCCGTCAATGGGCAAAACCGCACTGGCGCTGCAGATCGCCACGCACTTTGCCGAAACCGGAACGCCGACCGGAGTTTTTTCGATGGAAATGTCAGAGTCGCAACTGATTGACCGCCTGGTTTCGAGCATCGGCCGCGTGGTTATGGACTCCGTGTTGTCCGGGCGCATGGTTGGCGACGATGGCGACCGGATCATGGCTGCCGCCGGCAAGCTGCAAGACCTGCCGCTTGTTATAGATGACCAGCCCGGGCTGACGGTGCATGAACTGACGGCCAAGGCGCGCACCATGAAGCGCAAATTCGGTGTGAAGGCTTTGGTGGTCGATTACATCGGCCTCATGTCCTCGACCCAGGAAAACCGGGTGCAGGCCATTGGCGAGATTTCACGCGGGGTCAAGGGTCTTGCCAAGGAACTGCAAGTGCCGATCTTTCTGCTGGCACAGCTTTCGCGCAAATGCGAAGAGCGCACCGACAAGCGGCCGATCCTGTCCGACCTGAGAGATTCAGGCGACATCGAACAGGATGCCGACGCGGTGCTGATGATCTATCGCGATGAATATTACCGGCCGGAGACGGCAGACAAAGGCGTGGCCGAAATCCTCATTCGCAAGAACCGCCAAGGCGCTTTAGGGCTGGCACCGCTGGCATTCATTGGCGACAACGTGCGCTTTGAAAACCTCGCCTACAACTGGTCGCCGACACAGGAAACGCAACCCAAGCGCCGGGGAGGGTTTTCAGGATGAGCGCACTTGCGAAACTGGCTGAAATGAAGGCCAAGGCGACCGGGTTGGATGCAGTTCGGGCGGATTACAAGGCGTTTCGGGCAATGCGCCTGGCTGAAGGATGGTCAGACCGCGACATCACCGAATTTGACGAAATGATCAGGATCGACTTTGCGGATGGCGCTGGTGTTCAGCGACCGTTCGAGACAAGTAAGGCGATGCGGATTGAGCTGTGGGGCGCGTACTTTGCAGAGCAAATCATCACGCCTGCAACTGGCATCAACGAGCGCATCCGCGCCTCAATCGCGGAAGAAAGGAAAGCAGCATGAGCGCCATGACCGACGCCTTCTTCGCAATCTTCGACATGCACCGGGCAACTTGCCTGTCCTGCACGCACAGCTACATGGACGATTTCGAGGAAATACTCTGCCACAAGACTGGCGGAAAGATCGCCAACCCATGCGATGCCTACACCTACGAACCCGGAACATCGGCCAGGGAGTATGAGCCATGCAAATGAAAAACAAGGGCTACGGCAATCGCTTTGCACAGGACTTCGGCGGAAACCACCTGCAGCAGATGCGGGAACGATCATCCTGTGGAATGTTCCTCGATTACGCGCACAAATTTTGCGCGGCATGCAAAACCAAGAAGCCGACCAAGGGCGGTGGCTACATCGGGAAGGTGTTTGTTTGCGCGGAGTGCAAGCAATGAAAAAGACGCTGGAGATCACCGGAGACCTGGCGCGTCAGGCCGGCAAGCGGAGTCTGGATGAAGCGCCTATCGGACACTTCTTTAAGATTTACGAGCCGAAGCGCAAGGAAATACAGAACGACAAGTTCCACGCCATGATCGATGACATCGCCAAGGTCTGCCTGTTTATGGGTAAGAGGTGGCCGGCCGACATCTGGAAGCGCCTGTTGATGGCCGCCTATGTCAAGGTGGCCAGAGAAAACGCACGGGCAGAAGGAAAGCCAGACCCGTTCAAAGGCAAAGGCGGCGTCATCCCGATGCTGGATGGCGATGGCTTCCTGCAACTGTCGGTATCCACGACCGAGCTAACTGTGGGGCAAGCGGCAGAGTTTATCGAATATCTATACGCATACGGCGAAGCCAATCACGTCCGCTGGAGTGAGCCTGGGCTGTATGCGCCAACACTGGAGGCCGCATGATTGAGAAAAACACACCATTCCGTTCTGAGAAATGGCGTAACGCAGTGATGTCGCTCGATTTCTGTGTCAGATGCGGCGCCTATGGCGTTCAGGTTGCGCATCGGAACGAGGGCAAGGGTATGGGCATGAAGGTTTCGGACTGCCTGAGCGCCGCGCTATGCCCTGCTTGCCACACCGAGATAGACCACGGAAAAGGCATGACCAAGGAAGAGCGCAGGGCAGAACTTAATGCGGCCATTGTCAAAACAGTTGAAGTCCTTGTAAGTCACGGAAAGGTGGTGGTGGCGTGAATAAAAAAATGTACGCCCTTGGCCGCCTAAAGACCGGGCAGATGAACAAAACCGAGCAATCCTATGCCGAATTCCTTGAGGAAAAGCGGCTGCAAAAGCTGGTTGCTTGGTACAAATTCGAGGGCGTAAAGCTGCGCCTGGCAGATAACACCTTCTACTCACCTGACTTCGCCGTAATGCTGACGAATGGACAGATGCAGATGCACGAAGTCAAGGGATTTTGGCAAGACGATGCACGGGTGAAGATCAAGGTTGCTGCTGACCTATACCCGTTTGAGTTTATCGCAGTCAAAGCCAAGGCCAAGAAAGACGGCGGCGGATGGGCAAAGGAGGAAATCTGATGACTGACGTATGCGACGACAGCGACAAGAAGATTGAGGACGCCATCACCGATGGGGTGGAGTGGGCAAGCAAAGCGGTTGCCGCGATGCCCAAGGGTGAAGAAGGCGAGTGCAGTTACTGCGGATGGCACGTCAAGCGACTGGTCGGTGGCGCCTGCGGGCACTGCCGTGATCGTCATGGGTTGGCCTAGTGAGCCGCCAGCACGCAGCACTGGCCGCAGCAGAGAGCACAGTCCTGGCGCATCTCAAGAGCGCTGGCCTGCCCCTAACCGCGAGAGAGGTGGCGCTGCTACTCGGGTGGCCGCCACAGCGTGCGATATGGGCACTGCAGAGACTCGCAGCAAAGGGGGATGTGACGGTAAGCGAGGGCGAACGCAAAGATCAGTGCTACCGGGTGCGCAGGTTTGCCAAGTACCGGCCCGCCATGGCACCAAAGGCGCTTTATCCGGCGTGGATGATGCCCAAGGCTACCGTGATCGTAAAAGCGCGGCTGGTGCGCGGCAGGGCGTTTCACGATGAGGATGAGTGATGACGAGAAAGTGGGAATTGACTCGCGATGAGGCTGAGTACCTTGTCGACGTGCTTGCGTCTGTGTTAGAGGAGGGTCAAAGCATCGGCCTGTCAGGGCGTGGGCGTGAAATGGCCGAGGATTTAGCCGCAGAGCTATGCGATCTGTTTGGTATGGGTTTATTAAAGCAGGAAATCACGGCAAAAGTGGGAAAAAGTCTCGATTGCTCGCTGGCTGACATCTGGCAAGGTGGGAAAACGTAACGAAAGAGCGCTAATGGTATCGTGTCGATGCGTTGAGTAAAGTCTGGTGGGGGTGGCGTAGTGTCTGAGTATGACCAAAGCCACCCCAACCGCCAAGACCGCCAGCACTAAAAAGCGGGCAAAGCCAAAAAAACCATCGGCGCCAACGCCAAAGCCCGAGGGCTATGTGTTTGGGCGGCCGACAAAGTATCGCCCCGAGTATTGCGAACAGATCGTGGAGTATTTCCAGCGACCCGCATACCGAGAAGTAACTTTGCCAAACGGACAGACGCAGAACGTCTGCAACGTTTTTCCGACCATGACGCGGTTTGCCGATAGCATAGGTGTTGATGACAGTACATTAGAAGATTGGATATTAGTACATCCTAACTTTCTCCGCGCCTATAAAACAGCGAAAAAACTGCAAGAGGCCATTTTGCAGGAAGGTGCACTAGGTGGCGCCTATCACGGGTCATTTGCAATCTTCACGGCAAAGAACGTTTGCGGCTGGCGCGACCAGCAGGATTTGAACCTCGGCAACAAGCCGGGGGAGAAGTTCCAGACCGATAGCACGGTGACTCTAAGCACCCTGTCGGACGTGATCGCCAAAGCCAAGGCCAAGCGATGATATGCAAGGCCGACATCCTCGACCTGAGCTACGACGAGGCGCTTGATGTTTATGAGAGCGCCGACAAGTGGCCGGTGGCGGACGTCGCCATGCTCGGCAAACTGGATCGCTACTTTCTGCTGACGCATCTCTGCAAGCGGGTTGATGCAATCCATCCGTGGCTGTATGCACGTTGCCGGGAGGTCGAGAAAGACCCGGATGGATACCTCGATCTATGGTTCAGGGAGGGATACAAATCAACCGTGATTACTTTTGCGGGCGTGATTCAGGAGATATTGAACGATCCTGAAATCACTATCGGCATCTTCAGCTTCAACAAGCCATCGGCCCGCAAGTTCCTTCGCCAGATTAAGTACGAGCTGGAAAGCAATGATTTGCTGAAAGCGTTATACCCAGACATTTTGTGGGCCGACCCAAAGAAGGAAAGCCCGCGATGGTCTGAAGATGGCGGGATAGTCGTCAAGCGCCAGGGAAATCCCAAGGAAGCAACTGTCGAAGGGCATGGCCTGGTCGATGGCCAGCCGACCGGCGCCCACTTCATGCTGCGTGTTTACGATGACGTTGTGACGCTGGAGAGTGTGACCAGCCCGGACATGGTCAACAAGACAACTGAAGCGTGGTCGCTGTCCGACAACCTCGGCGCGCGTAATGAAAACGGCCAGGCACGTGCGTGGCATGTGGGAACGCGATATAGCTACGGTGACAGCTACAACACAATGCTTGAGATGGGGGCCGTAAAGCCGCGCATCTATGCCGCAACAGATGATGGCACCCGCGACGGCAACCCGGTTTTTCTCAGCAAGGAAGTATGGGCAGAGAAAAAGAAGATGCAGATCGCCAGCGTACTCGCGGCACAGATGCTGCAGAACCCGGCGGCCGGCAACAACGCCATATTCCAGAAGGACTGGCTGCGCTTTCAGGACGTCCGCCCGGCAACGCTGAACGTTTATATCCTGTGCGACCCGGCATCAAGCCGCAAGAAGGGCAGCGACAAGACCGCCATTGCGGTTATTGGCCTGGATCATGCCGGCAACAAATGGTTGCTGGATGGCTACCACCATCGCATGAG